TATATATTGTAATGAACATAAAAAAGAAAATATGATAAATATTAAAAATAAGAAATGTTTGAAATGTAATAAACAACCATCATATAATTATGAAAATAAAAAAGAAGGAATATACTGTAATGATCATAAAAAAGAAAATATGATAAATGTTAAATCAAAAAAATGTTTAGATTGTAATAAAAGATCATCATTTAATTATGAAAATGAAATAGAACCTATATATTGTAATGAACATAAAAAAGAAAACATGGTGAATGTTCAAGTAAAAAAATGTTTAGATTGTAATAAACAACCATCATATAATTATGAAAATAAACAAGTAGCTATATATTGTAATGAACATAAGAAAGAAAATATGATAAATATTTTAAATAAAAAATGTATCGAATGTAATATTGTTATTGCAAATCCAAAATATAAAAATCATTGCACAAGATGTTTCATATATAAATTTCCAGATGAACCAGTTTCTCATAATTATAAAATAAAAGAAAAACATGTTACCGATTTTATTAAAGATAGTTTTAAAGATATTAATTGTGTATTTGATAAACAAATTCAAGGAGGATGTTCTAAAAAACGTCCAGATATATTTATTGATTTATTTACACATTCTATTATTATTGAAGTTGATGAAGATCAACATATAGATTATTCTTGTGAAAATAAACGTATTATGGAATTATTTATAGATTTGGCTAATAGACCTATTGTAATTATTAGATTCAATCCAGATTCATATTTAGATGAAAATAATAAAAAAATACAATCATGTTTTAAATATCATAAAACTCGTGGTATTCCTATTATTTCAAATGAAGAAATATGGAATAGTAGATTAGAATTATTAAAATCTACTATAATAAAATATATTAATACTATTCCTATAAAAGAAGTTACAATTGAAAAATTATTTTATAATAATATTTAAATTTTATTTATTTTCTTTTTCTTTTTGTAGTTCTTCTATACTCTTCATGTGTCTTGTTATAAAAATTTGATAAGATTTTATAAATTTGGGAAATGAACCATAATCTTTAATTTTTGCAATTGAATATCTTGTTACTTGGGCATTTGTAAGGTGAGGATTTGCTAGACGAGTATCTAGGTAAAACAACCTCCATACCGAGCATTGCTGTCCAGGTTCGTCTAATCCTATAGGTTGATCCATCTCGAACCACTGGTACATGAATCTTGGGCAAAAATAGTTGGGATCTAACACTTTAATATCTGGATCAATTTTTTTAAATATTTCTTTAATTTCAACATACATATCATCAGTAGCATAAGTTTCTAATGTTTGAATTCCTAAAGGATCAAAAATAATTAATTCTTTAATAGTTTTATCGTAAATTAACATATTAGCATGTCCAGATTTATGTGTTATAGGTGTCATACTAATCATAGTAATAATAAATCTAATTTCTGGATTATTAATACCATCAGCCCACATTTGATGGAAATATTTAGGAAGTGTTAATTCGAATTCTTTAGATTTAGGACTTTTAGGAGCCCAACGAATAGCTATATCTTTTCTTTCCATATCCTTAATTTTCATATATTTGGTAGGGAACATAATATAAGCATATTTATATTTAGCACATACAAAAGATACAGAAGTAAGAATAGTACCAGTTTGTCCTAAATGAGTAAATTTATGGTTTTTATCTAATTTAATATCTAGAATATTATCCAACATAATGTTAATATCAATTAATTCAGATTTATCTACACATTTTTTAACAACTGCATCATATACTTTTTGTTTTGCACATCTTTTAAGTTTAGTTTCTAATAAATTATCTGTTAAATTTTTACTTTTTGGATTTACACAAAAACCAGATTCTGGATTTCTTAATATTTGTGTACTATTTTTATCTTTTAAGCATGCTTGATCATATTTTTCATGTTTTTTCTGTGCAAATTCTACATATTCATTCCATAAAGCTTCAATATTTTTTCTAGATAATCTTTCAACCCTTTCTAATATTTCTTCAGAATTATCATGTATAAATTTTAAACGCAATCTTAAATAAGCAATAATAAACATTGGATATATTTGTGCACCTGATGGTGAATCTAATTTATTTACCATATCAATTGGAGGATCTAATTCATTTATAAATTTACATTTAGGATCAATATTTCCAAAGTATTCATCATGAAATGTATCTTTTAATCTTTTATTAAGTAATTTTATAGTAAAATTTTTGATATGATATAACTTAATATCTATTTTTTCAACTTCATGTGTAATTTTATTATATAACATGAAAAAAATATGTTTAGAACGATTTAAGTTTTTTTTAATTCCACCTTCTTTAGTTTTTTCTTGACATTGACCTTTAGTTTTAATCATCATAGGAATTATTACAATTGGTGGTCCTTCTTTTAATGTTTTAACTAATGGTCTATCATATCTTAACATGGGAGGAACAAGATCGCGTACTCTTTTACCCTTTTCATTTTTAACACATTTATATGTTATAATACTTCCTTTTGGTAATTCTTTATTATAATTTTTAAGATATGTTTGAGTTTTTTCTTTATTTAATGATAATATATAGTCTAATAGATGGAAACGTGTGTCACCAAGAGAATATCTAAATTCATCGAGTTTTTCTATTAATTCTTTATTACGTTGAACAGCTTTATTCATTATTTTTATATTAAATAATATTTTTATTTATTTCTTATTAATATTCAATATATCCAATAATTCTATTATTATCAAAATTAAATACATTAAATTTCCAATCATTATAAATAATAATTTAAAAATCATCAGAACTCATATCTAGAGTAATATAGATATTTGCATTTTCATTATCAATAAATGTTTTAAAAATTTTAAAACATATTGATAATAAATAATTAATATTTTCTTAATAAATAGTTTCATACCAATAAATATATTTATATTTCTGATCCATATCCATTAAATTTTCTAAATTTTTTATAATCTCATGTGCTTGATTATTTACTCTTTCTTTTTTCTATAAATTTATTTTGTAAATCTTGAATACTATAACTTTGTAGTGGATTCATTACATAATTTATATATAATAAAATGTTTTTATATACTTATTATGATATTATTAAAAATAGATTATTTTATAAATAAAACATTTATCAAAATATTAAATTATCTGTGTTATAGTTCGACCAATCAATTTTGGAACATTTTTTTTTAAATTTATAGTTTATTTATAGTTTTAAAAATATATTCTATTGAAAAAAAATATTGCAATACTAGCCATTCTACTATTTATAGATGGATTAATATATACCAAGTATTTTGAATAATAGAGTGAAAGCATCAACGTAATGAGGGTAATGTCTATTGAGGAAAAGATAAACAATAGGCTCACTTGTATAAACTCAAAATAAATATTGTAAACTTAAAATTTTTAAGTGTCCCATAATTTATTTGCTTGAGTATAAACTTGATAATTTTATCAGATTATTTGATAAAAAACGATCTTTTAATTTATTAGTAAATATAATAAAATTATTGATATTTAAAATATCAATATTTTTAATCATAATTTATATTTTAAATATCATTTATAAATGTATTATTATTATTATAATAATCAATTTTAATTAATTCATTTTCTAATTTTATTAATGTATTATTATCATTATTTAAATAATAATCATAAATTTGGATAATATAGAATATTCTGTAGAATTCATTATAAATTATATGCTTTAATTATCCATGTATTAAAAATTCAATCTCTTCAGATTTATGTTCAGATGTTTTTTTAGAATTTATAAAATGTGTAATTGGCATATTTATTGAATTTAGTATATCAATTTGTTGTTCTCTTTCAGATATAAGAGAATCTAAATCTTTTATAGGATTTTCATTTAATTCAGATATTCTTTCGGTTTTTAATTCAATATTTTTATTTATAAAACTTTCTTTATAATCAGACATAAATAATTTTGATAATTTTCTAGTAAAAGAATTTTTATTATCATTTGTATAATTATAACATATAATATTAAGAGGAGATCCATTATCATAATATGTCGCTAAACTAGTATCAGCATATTCATTTTTTTCAATATTTATATTTTCTTCTTTTATAAATTCATTTGTAACAGGTAAAATATCATCTGGATTATATTCTAATATTATTTCACTTTTATCCATTAGATCACCATATCCATTTTCATTTAAAATAGAATAATTTGCTTCATTAAATTTATTATTAAATCTATCGTTAAATAATTTAATATTAGATTCTCTTAGTATATCATTTAATGGGGGAATAATTTCTTCTTGAGTACTACAGAATTGTTTAAATTTATCTAATAATACCTCAACTGTTAAAGAATAATCAACATTCTCTATTTCTTTTTTAACATATTCATATGCATTTTTAATAGCAATAGTATCTTCTTTAGTACCACCTCTATCAGGATGAACTAATTTAATTAGTTCATAATAAGATTTTTTTATATCTTCTAATGAAGAAGTAGTTTTAACATTTAATAATTCATAAGGATTAAAAATATTCATTACTATTAAATAATGTTAAAGTTTTAAATATAAAAAATAAACACAATAATAATAAAATTTGATTATGAATAATTTAGAATAATTTTTATAATAAAAATTATAAAATTATAAAAAAGTTCAAAATTTATTAATTAATAAATTTATAATAATAATTTTTGTAATTCTAAAACAGTTTCTCTAATTAGTACATAAACATCTTCTTTTTTATCAATAGTATCTTGAATAAATTCATTTATTTTTTCTTTTACAATATTGAGTAAATGATGTGATATTATGGATATAAAACCATTTTTTATAATATTTAAAATAAATCTCATAAATTGTAATAAAATAATATTTCGAAATTCATAAGTGATAATATGTGTATAAATAAAATGCATAAAGATTTCAGTATATAATATAAATAGTTTTTCAGTTTTAACATATATTTGATTATTATTTTTCCAATTATTATCAATATTATGATTAAAACTATATATTAAGATTTCATAAAGTTTTATTATATTAATATCAATATTTGTTATGGATGTAAATATTTTATCATTATCAATATGAATATCCATAATATTCATATTATATTGAATATCTGAATTATTTTGTTTTATTATATATTTAATATAATCTAAACTCCAATAAAGTGGATATTTAGACAATTCTGTAGGAGCTTTTTTTTGTATTTTTTGTAATTCTACAGAATATTTATATAATTGTAATAAAATATTCAAAGTATTGATTTTGACTTCGATATTATTAATTATTTTATTTTGACATGATATAGGTGTTTTGAGTAAATATCCATATTTATCACCGTAATTTCGATTATTAACTATTATGAAATTATATAATATTTTATCAAGATTTAAAATATTAATATTACTTTTTATACAACTTGAAATTATATCAACATTATTTGTTTCTAATATTTTATAAAATATTTCATGATTGTGTTTAATAGATTGTATACAATATTGTTTATCTTTTAAAGTTGTATTAAAATCATGATTAACTTTTTTTAAATTATTCAAATCTGTAATTGTCAAAGTAAAATTAGACAATAATCCAGATAAAATAATATTACTTCTAACATATTCCATGATTATTTTTTATATATTTTGATTAAATAATTATATCATATATTTTATATATTATAAAATAGATACACTTAATTCAAATTTTATAATAAACAAATTAATAATTAAAAAATTTATTTAATAATAAAAAATAAATTAGATTATAAAAAAATATTTATTTATAAACATATTAAAATGTCTAATAGTTTTGATGAACAAATTGATCAATGTATTATTTCTTTAAAAATAATTGGAATGCTTCAAAAAAATGGTAGATTATGTATAAGACGTGGTGTATTATGTATTGAACCAGATGATAAATTACAAACATTTAGGAGATGGTTTAATAAAGATACTAGAGAGCAATGTATGATTCATATTAGAAATACAATATTAAATGCTATAAGTATTACTAAAAATATAATGAATAAAAAAATAGAGATTGAATTAGCAGATTGGACATTAAAAAGAATTTTAAAAGAGTTAACAACATGTCAAAATGGTTTAATAAATTTAAAAACAACATATTCAGAAGATAGTTCAATAATAGCTCATATTGATACATTAATTGATAGACTTAGAGCAAATTGTGAAGAAATTCATGATTATATAAAAAATCTTATGTTAAATAATAATACATCAATATTTAATAATAATAATGATAATAATATCTAAGATTTTATATAATAAAATATTAATTATTAAATAATTTTTTCTAATTAAATGAAGTATATAACAAAATAATATAAAAATAAACTAATGATTGAGTTACCACCAATAGAACTACCACCAATAGAACTACCA